GTAATCCTTATGGCTCATCGGGTCAGACGGTTGAAGACTTCTATCAGAAATTAGAAGATTATGAACAGGGTGAAAAGTATCTCAAGGAAATGATGGAATCAGGGGAGCAGGGGAAGTTTGAGGAATATAAAGCCAAACATCCCGAACTCCTGTTTTTCTATGAGCTCCCTGAAGACCCCAAAAAAGATGGCGTTTTCTACTCAGCTACCGCCCGTTATTTGCGTAGGGTAGGGCGACAACTGACCGAACTAAGAAATAAGCAGGATGAGGTTTACAAGTCTAAGGATATTAGTCCTGAAGAAAAGCGCCGACTGGTTGATGAGATAGATATTCTCAAAACCGATGTGGCTCGCAAGGCTCTTGACTTGATTGGAGAAGGGGAGCCTCAAGTTTTGCAGGACAGCATAGATGCTTCAATAGGCAGACTTGGTGAGGTTATAGAGGAACCACCAGTTCTGTCTCTTGAGAAGCCAGATATATACACTACTAGAAAACTGCATACGGACTTCGGCAATATCCTAGAGGCTGTAACCAGCGAGGAATTATCCAAACTAGAGGGGATTGACCCACTTGCCTCTGCTTATCTGGGAGTCAAAGAAATTGAGAAAACGGTTGAGCCGATTCCCAACAAGAAAATATACGAGATAAAGCCTGACCTGAAGGAAGGCGTTTCTTTTGAGGAATATTATCAGTCTTGGAAGCAGGGAATCTTTGAAGATACGACACTGGAAAATCTATCGCGGCGGCAACTAGATTTACTGAGGGAATATCATAAGCTGGATAAACCAAGTCAGAAGCAATTTCTTATTGATAACCCTGAATTAAAATCAAACCCCCATACCGACTGGCTAAAAGCTAATCCCAAAGAAAACGCCCAACTTGCCATCTGGGGCCAGGCCAAGATTCTCACTATGGAGTCTTACACTGAGTTCAATAGGCTCATTAAGGAGTTGGACATACCTGATTCTGGAATACCAGAACAAACTCTACCACCTGATAAATCGGTAGAAAACTACTTCAAGTATCAGGACTTGATAGAGGAGCGTTCTGCTAATTCGTGGGAAGTCCAGAAATTAATGATTGAAGATAGCGACCTCCGTGAGTTTCTTAAAAGAGACCCGATAGAAACACCAGTAGAAGTCCTTGACCTGAAGATAGCCAACCGAGACCTTGACCCTGAGTCACAAGACTATAAAGACAACGAAGCCCGTATCGAAGCAATCAGTAACAATGGCGACCCTGACAAGTGGGTAGAGCGCGGCCAGACGGTAGATGAGTTTGGTGGCGGAAGCTCTGAGGCTAAGGTGTGGCTACTTGATAACCCAGATGTCCATAAATGGGCAATTGGACAGGGATTATTGACCGATGATGGTTCTGACTGGAACGAGGATGTTTTAAGAATTAATGTTGAAATGAATCATCTTGAGCCTGAATCCGAGGAATATAAACAGCTTGAACTGAGAAAAGAGGCTTACTCCAAATCCCCCGACTATGTTGACCAATATGTTGAATATCACAAACTGCCGATAGAAGGATACAGGCGGGAGAGGTATCTTATAGATAATCCCGAATTTGCCAAATCTGTTGGTTTGAAGATACCTGATATTGTGCCATCGGAAAAATATGACGAATTGCTTGAAAAGGAAACCAAGACGCCCGCCGACATTTTAAGGATGGAGGGCTATAAGCTATACGTTCCAGAAGAGTATATTGACCGCTTCGTAGGCTATCAATCTATCTTGGACTTAGGGAAGCCTGATAACCGATTCTACAGGGCGGAACCTGATGAGACTTATTATGAGGACACTTGGTATTTTATTGAGCATCCTAGATTTTATAATGATATTTACATTAGCCTTTTAGGTAATGATAAGAAATATTGGGACAAACAAATCAACCTGACTCCTACTCGGGAAGTCCATGAGAAATACAAGGTCTACATGCTCGATAAGAACAAGGGCAAGGAGCGTGAGGATTACCGGTGGGAGAATAGAGACCTGGATGCGTGGCTATTACTCACCAAAAAGGTCACAGTTTCAATTACCGGAAAGAGGCGCCGGGCTGCATTGACCCCGCAGGAGAGGCTGGCAGAGGAATTGAAGGAGATGGAGGAGAGGTTGAAGTAGAGATAGGTGGGTGGATGCAACTTGCCCGATTAAAACTAGGACTTACGGGAGGGGAGGTTGACGGTATGAAAAGTACCGGCTCAGTTATCCCCTAAATAGTCGGCGCAGGCTGAGTGCAGACTAGCCCAGTATAAATGGAACTCTCGCCATTCACTATCCTTTTCCGCAGCATCGAGGTGTTCTTTGGCAGCAATCTCGCTACTCCTGATAGCTTCTTCTACTGATATGGTTTCACCAGCCTTTACCACATCACCAACATCAGGTCTCATTTCAGTACCGGCATAGAAACCTGTTAGTCCGCTTATCAGGACTGCTAGGATTATCAACGTTACGGCAATAGAATCAAAGCGTATTCTTTTCATAAACACCCCAGTCTCTAATTATAACACCGTTGTCAATATGGGGGACAGCATGAAATAGATTATTCATAAAGAATTTACCGAGCCTCTGTAAATCTAACATGCAGGGGCTTTTTTATTAGAGGAGGTTTTTCAAAATGCCAAAGGACGAAACCACAGGAAAGGCACAGGACACATCTTCGGACAAGGCCGGACAGTCTTCTGGCAGCAAGGGTGGGACTACTTCTAAGGACAAGGGTAAGCTCTACACTGATGCTGACATTGCTAAAATCAAAAGCGATGCTGCTGCTGAGGCTGGAAGACTACGCAAGGCGGCAGAGCAGGAAAGGGACTCGACCAAACAGGAACTTCAGTCACTAACAAGCAGGCTGGACGAACTTGAGAGAGAGAGAAACGAGTCCCGTCTTGCCGAGGTCAGGGGGGACCCGACCAAACTCAGTGCCTATCAATCAGAGCAGAGTGCAGCAAAGCGACAGCGAGATGCTGATGCCAGGGAAAGAGAAATCGCCAGGCGTGAGGCACAGGTAAAGGCCGATGAGGAAGCGATAAGCAATAAATCTCGGTACGTATCTGTTGCTGAAATTTCCGCCAAACACGGAATTGATATGGAAGAACTGGAAGAACTTGGCATAAGCGACCCAGAACAACTTGAGAAAGTCGCTGAGAAACTGGCTGCTGCCAAAGGCACTACTGCTAAACCACCAGAAGGCGGTGAGGGCGATGAGGGTGGGGAAACCTTTACTCCTGACTCCGGTGACACGACTGGTGCTGGGGAGCTTACTGAAAAACAAAGACTCGCACAGAGATACCCGACCATGAATGTCAAATAAACACAGGAGGTAAATAAAATATGTCAGTCACACCTACTGCAATAGGGAATACATATCTGACGCTTCTTGACTATTCCAAGCGCGAGAAACCGGGGGGCGGCATAGCTGAAATAATTGAGGTATTGGCTGCTTCTAATCCTATTATAGCCGATGCCAATGTTATGGAAGGGAACTTAATTACCGGCCATCGTAGCGTACAACGGTCAACACAGCCAAGCGGTACATGGAGACTGCTGAATGGCGGTGTAGTTCCCGAAAAGAGTCTAACAAAGCAGGTAGATGACACCTGCGGTATGCTGGAAGCCTACAGCAAGGTAGATGTTGATGTTGCTGAACTGGGCGGGAACGCAGCAGCCTTTCGAGCATCAGAGGACAATGCCTTCGTTAATGGTTTGAACAGCACGATGGCAACGGCGTTGTTTTACGGCAATTCTGAGATCAATCCTGAGCAAATGCACGGTCTGTCACCGCGCTATGGTGCTCTCACATCGGGAGAGTATGATGACCAGATTATCAATGGCGGCGGTTCCGGCGATGACAATACTTCAATCTGGCTGATAACCTGGGGACCCAAGACCTGCACCTTGCTTTACCCGAAGGGAAGCAAGGCCGGGCTGACTTCTGAGGACATGGGGAAGCAACTAGTAACGGATGCCGGCGGAACTACGGGCAATATGTATACCGCCTACGTCACCAAGTTCCAGTGGAAGCTTGGATTGGCTCTCATGGATTTCCGCTACGTTATCCGCATCTGCAATATAGACGTATCAGATCTGACGGCTGATGCGGCTTCCGGTGCTGACCTGCTGGACAAGCTGGTTGATGCCTACTACGCCCGGCCAACTGTTGACCTGGGGAATATGGCTAAGACTTTCATCTACTGCAACAAGACTGTAGCTAAGTTCCTGCACAAACAGGCACAGAACAAGTCTAACGTCAACCTGACCATTGACAGCCCTGCTGGTAAGCCAATCGTCAGCTTCCTTGATGCACCTGTTCACGTCTGCGACAACCTCGTTGCTGAAGCTACGGTTGCCTAACCAAAAACCTGAAACTAAAACCTGAAACTAAACGGAGGAACTAAAATGTACATAGACAAAGAGTTACTGGTCTCAGATGGGCAAAGTCTAGCTGGTATAGCTAGCACCTCAGAACTCTCAACCTATTCCATCAACCTGGGAACTACGAGAGATTTCGCCAAAGGTAAACAGATTTACGCAATCATAATCTGCGACCTGGGTGTTACCACGGCGACCAGTGTCCAATTCCAGGTTGTCACCTCAACGGTGGCAGGTGGCACCACAGGCGAAAAGGTGCTTGCGGATACAGGGGCTATAGCGAAAGCTAGTCTTACCCTGGGATGCACTCCCATTGTGATACCTGTACCGCCACTGAGAGCAGGGGTGGAACAGCAGTATTTGATGATTAAGTACACAACTGTTGGGACACCCGGGGTAGGTAAGTTCACGGCTTTCTTTGGCAGTGAGCCACAAACCAATCTCGGATAATTGCTAACGGAGAGGGGGAGAGAATCCCCCTCCCGATTACTTAAAGGAGGTAAATAGCGATGTCAGCAACCATAATGGAAAGACATGGGGCTTGGAAAACAGTAACCATAGCGCAAAGCGGAACTGCCTCATCTGAGACGGATTTGGGTGGCGAGTTTCGTGATGTGCAGGTGTATAATCCAGCCCTAGATTCAGCAGCTATCACAATAAAGCCATCCAGAGTATCCGGTGATACTGCTGTCCAAGCATATACCTTTGATGCAGACGCTACGGGTGATTATGTCAATACCACCACGGCACGAACCGCCGCCGGTATGAATGTCTTTAAGGATATTTGTGCCAAGTATGTCACCATAGTTGTCGATGCAGCCCAGGCCTCAGCAATCCGAACCTTCTACATCAGAGGTGTGGGTCTAATCAGCCAGAGACAGAGATAGAGTTCACAATCCTGAGAAGTTTTTGGAGGTAACAAATGTTTTCGTCCAGGTCACCGGAAGGTCAGACTTACATGATTGACAAGATACAGAATCCCGGCAAGCAAATCATACGTCAGTTAGTCGCCAATAATTTTGGTATCAGTGACTTGCCTAAATTAGTTGGCCTACTGCGTGACCTGGCTCACCTTCCCGAACCTGTCAAGAGTGGCGAAATGGAATCCAACACGCTCAGACTAATAGATGCCTTTGATGATTTCTTTAATCGTTTTAACGTGCCAGCATACCTAAATATATTCCGCCCCATATCCTACTTTATTATTCATAAGTATCATACGGATAAGTTTTACCACGATGGGTTAAATGACATTATAGGTGGTCTCATTAAGAGAGGATGGGAGTTTAATAAGTTAGATAACCCACCCTCTAAACTATGGGATAGTGGCCTTCCCAAAACAAGAGCTAAGTTAATCTCCACATTGCAGTCTCATTATAAGGTGATGCAGGATAAGTGCAAAAATCTTACCGATGAGGCAAAGAAGGAAAAGTTCCTCAAGCAATTCTTTGATAGGCTCTTAGATACTATTGACCAAGAAGTTATATTGTGGAAGTAAGGAGGTACCATGAAATATATCACACTTCGAGATTGCTACGTTAATGACCGATTATGGCGTAAGGGAGAAGTTTATGAACTCCCTGACGAAATGAACAAGTCGGAGAAGAACTTTAAGCCATTAGACGAACCAGCCCCGGCACCAGTACCCGATAAAACCGAACCAGCCCCGGCACCAGTACCAGCCTCAGCGCTGGAATCCGAGCCAGAACCCGAGCCAACACCTGAGACTCTCAAATGTCCCAGTTGTGGCAAGGAATGTAAGTCGGTTTTCGGATTGAGAGCACATATGAAAATCCATAAGTAAGGGAGGTGGGTATGCCTTACTCAATTCAAAAACGAGGCAATAAGTGGGTGGTCATAAACAAAGACACTGGCGATGTTAAGGGCACCCACGATTCCGAGATAAAAGCCCGGCGCCAAGTCAATCTATTGCAGGGTGTGGAGCATGGGTGGAAGCCCACTGGTGCCCCGGCCCGAAAGTAGAGGTGAAACATGAGAAAACTCTCAGCAATCCGTCAAACCGTCAGGCAGTTCCTTAGCGATGAATTTGTTTCTGGCTCAGAGCAGGACTTCAAAGATGATGAACTTGATGTTCATATCGGGCACTGCCTGGAGGAAATATCTGATTACAGACCCTACGAGGTCAAGGTAACAGCCGATGATGATGATGATGACCTTGTGACTACGGCAGGCTCAAAAGAGCTGGATATCAGCAAAATATCTGACTTAATCAAGGTGGAAAAGGCTGAGTATCCGGTAGACGGGGAACCTCCTTGTTATCGTAATGTATCCGTATTCGGCAACACATTGAGGCTTGTCATTGATGGCAGCCCTGGTGATGATGAAGCCGTTTACCTCTATTGCTGGAAGTTACACCAGCTCACTGAGGAGACCTCCACCCTGAGCCCTCTACTGGAGCATGTGTTGATTGACGGCTCGGTGGCCTACACTGCTCTGGCGTGGATTAACAATGTCAGGGCTCAGGTTAAGGAAGCTATCGCCATAGTCGCAGATATACACACTGCCGTTGGGAAAATGGAGGGGGCAGAGGGTGAAGGTGGCATAGCCCAAGCAATCGAAGACCTTAAAGATGGGCGAACATTAGGTTTCAACAAGATATATGTTGGTGGCAGACCTTTGGATGATTATGCCAACTATGCTAGAGGGGAGCAGGGTATTGCCAATGCCTATCGCAGCCAGGTTGATGGCTACATACGGGAGCTTAACACCAGGCTAGGAATCTCCAATCTTATCAGCAATTATCAGGTCTGGGCCAACAATAAGCTGGCTCAATACAGGGTGGACCTGAAAGGTATCACGAAGCAAAGAGTATCCCAATTATACTCGACCAGTTAAAACAGAGAGTAAAACTATGGGTATCTTTCACTATAAACCAGCTCAGGAGATTCTAGTCCCTGAAATCAAAAAACCTATTGTAGAAGTTCTTTTTGACATACTTGAAGGGAACTTTAATATATCATCTGTGAGGAAACTTCTAGGTGCTTATAAATCTCTTGTGAAATTGCCTTACCCTACGGTGGATAATGTAACTCACCATAATAGCAAAGAACTCGTAAGAATGAGAGACAGGTTCCTCCAGTGTGAATTAGACCCAAGAGCCAAGAAAATCTGGG